TATCTGCTACAAGTTGCGCGGCCCTGCGCAACGCCGAACGCCCGCCTTTTCGCTTCAAGTCATAAGTTATGGCCTCAAACTTTCCGAGCAGCGAGTCCAAGCCGGTAATACTGAACTCGACCCCATCAGCCATCATTCAACCCCTTCGACACCAGTATGGTGAGGTACTCAAGACCTGAGTCAGGATCAGGTAGAGGCGGACCCTGAATGTTGTAGACGTCGCCACGGTGAAGAATGCGCATCGTCGGCAGAACGCCGGCGCGAAATCGAATCACTATGCGCGCCGAGGCTTCGGACTGGCCCGCCTGAGCTGCGATCAGATCGCGAGCGCTGAGAGGTTCGACCGAAGCCGGCACTTTATCCCAGACAGTCTCCCATCCAGGCAACATCTCACCGCTTCCCGGATCCTGAACCAGGCCGGGAGCCTGGAAGGCAACCCTGTGACGCAATCTACCAGCGCGCATCAGGCACCCATCCCGACGCGATATGGCGCCAGCAGAGACTTGGAAGCCAGAGGCAGTTCAGTCGCAATAGTGCTAGTTACCACTTCTTCACGATTGGCGAAGAAGTGCCCGAGCTTCAACAGGCAGCCCGATTGGATATTGGGCGTGATGACCATTCCCCGTGCTACTCGGGTAGCTGCGTCCAACGCCTCGGTAAGCGAGAACTTTGCGTCACCCATCGCCTCGCAGCGCAATAAATAATCATCAATCAGAGCGGCTTCGGCCATAGCTGCATCAAATTTCTGTCGGGCCTCGCTTCGCATAATTGGCACCTGCAAACGGGCAGCATCGAGAGCAGCCTGATCAACAAAGAACGAGCGCTGAAGGTAGGCCATCGCGGCACCCTCGGCCCCATCCAGCTGAGACTGAACAAGGTCCTGATCCTCAGGCTCAGCCAGAAGGTGCTTCATCGCCAGATCAATGTTGATCACGCTCATGATTACTCAGCCTTTTTCTTGGTGCCTGGTTTCGGCGCCGACTTGTTATCCAGCTCCGGAGCCTTTTTGTTTTCGGGTGGATCTGCTGCTTTCACGGTGTAGTCCTCGATCAGCCCGTTGCGTAGCAACTCGCGAGCATCCAGTTCGGCGGCCTCGATATCTGACCTCGGCGGTGCGTAAGCGCCGCGCCATTCGAAGCCCTTAATGGTTTTCAGTTTGATGTCGGTCATCAGACCAGAAGCCCGGTTTCCCGGGCGTCTCCTCAAGCGAGAGCCCGAAGCCTTATGGCGTTGGGTCAGTGAAAGGACCGTGGACGAACGACTGTGGACGGTACACCGCCAACGCCAGGCGCTCTTCCGCACGGATGGTCACCATGTTCTTGGTGAAGTTGTCAGCGTCTTCGGTCGAAACCTCGACGTTTGCATCTTCACGGTCGAAGACCTGGGCAGCCATATCGAACGCGCCGACCATGAACTCGCCCTGAGGCATAGCGTTGGTATCAACAACCGGCAGGCGCCACATGCGAGGTTGGCCACCTTCCTGCACGTTGACCCAGATGTAGCTGCCGGTGCTGTCCTTCGCCAGCTCCATGTCTGCCCAGTCCACCGGGTTGAGGACGATCGCGCTGGCACGATACTCGGCAATGCGCACCTGCAAGATTGCCCGGCGCAGCAGGTCGATCTTGGTGTCGCCCGCTTTGCGCAGAGCCTCGTTGAACGGGGTAGCCTGAGGAATCAGGCCGAGGAGATTTTGACCAGTACCGTTGCCCGCCAGAATCTGGTTTTCCTCGACATATTTCAGGCCGTAAATCGCACGGCCGTCGATGTAGCTTTGCAGCAACGGAATGTCCGCCAGCACCTGCTTGGAAGCCCGGAACCAGTGAGCGATGGTTTTGACGGTGGTGGTGATCAGTTCAAACGACAGGTCAGACTGAGGTTTTGCCAGAGTCTCACCAACCGGTGCAGCCATGTTCTGGAAGCCCGACTCACGCACGTACTCGATTGCGTTGGAGCTGGTTCGGCCAGGCATGATCAGATCACGAATGGTGAACGGACGATCCGGACCTTGAATGATGCCCGGCACGCGCGTCGGTTCGATGGCAACCCCTACACCGCCGGTGCCGGTAGTGGCGCTGGTGATGCTGGTCACAGCCTTCAAACGCATCCGAGCAACACCGCGACCTTTTTCCGCCAGGCCTTTGAAGTCGTCGCCGTCGGTGAACTGCTCACCGATAGACTTGACGCCTTCGTCATTTGCTGCACCGCGGCGGCTCAGTTTCTGCTCGACTTCGTTCAGACGGTCTTGCAGGCCCAGGCCAGATTTCACCAAGCCATCGAGGATGGTTTTGGTGTCGTCGAGGATTTTGCCGTGGTTTTTGATTTCTTCGCCGGCTTTCTCGGCAAAGGTTTTGATGTCCAGGTCACGCTTTTGTAGCGCATCCATAACATCTTTCAGTTCCAGTTGATCATCAGCACGCTCTTTGCGCTGAAATTGGCGTTGCTCGCTACGAGCTCCGTTACTCAGGTAATTCATGGTGAATCCTCAAAACGATGGGAGAGACAGGCCTTGGCTCAACTGCGCGTGCAGTGCCTTGGCAATTTGGGTTTCAGCCTGGTCGCCCGCGGACTCACTCCGGAGCAGATGCTGCAGACCGCGATTGGCAATCACCGCGGACTGAGTTTTCGAGAAGCCTGCCTCGCGCAGGAGCAACTCGAATTCGGGAAGCGAAGGTAGGCCGCCATGGGCCAACTTCGACTTGATAACGTCCGTCCTCGCCTCGTCGTTGGCCGGCACGGTCACAATGGAAATCTCGACCAGATCCAGTTTGGTCAGTGTGCGGATCCGGGTCTTTTCGTCGAAGCTCGATTCGCGCACGTAGTAGCCGATGGATAGACCGGTGATTGACCGAGACTTCATGCCTCGCATGGCTATGCGCGCATAGGGCGCATCAGCCAGCCAGAGCTCGCCATCGCCGAACAAACCCCGGTCATCTTCTTTGAGGGTTTCCAACGCCCAGGAACCAATTGGTTCGGCAGTGCGGTGCTGCCATAGAACAGGCAGCGTCCGACCCTTGGCCTTGAGTTCGGCGATCGAGTCGAGAAAGGCGCCGGGTGCAACTATCTCGTTGTAACTGTCGATCACGCCGAACACGGAACCGTAGCCAGAAAAAAGGCCGTCATCGCTGACAGCCTTCACGTCGTAGTCGAATGAGCGGTATTTCACCGCCACCGATTGGTCTTTTCGCTTCATTCTGAATTACCTTTCGGCTTGTCATTGAGCCAGTCCAGCAGAGCCGAGCGCGCTTGCTGGGCATCGCCTGCGTCACCACCGAGCTTATCGATGGGCAGCATGTTCGACTGGACAGTGAGTTTCGCGGCGTTACCACCCATGGGCGCCAGGTTCTCTTTGATCCGGCAGTCGTCGCGGGTGTAGATACCGTTCTGAGTCATCGAGCTGTAGAACGCCGCACGGGCAGCACTATCAGCGCGGAGCAAACCTTCGGGGTTGAACTTGGCGTAGAAACGTCGGCGCTCATCAGGACGCAGCAAGCGGCGATTGATGCTTTGCTCAATGCGTTTCATCCAAGGCAGCAGCGTGAAGCTGAGAAAGCCCAGCATCTGTTGCTCCATGCCCGTTCCCCAACTCGTACTGTTGGAGGTGTGGCCCACCATCCAAGGCGGTGTGCGGAACCAACGGCAGATCTCTTCGACATTGAAGCCGCGGGTTTGCAGCATCTGGGCGTCTTCTGGAGTCAGGGATACCTGCTGATATTTCATCCCTGCTTCCAGAACCATCGTCTTTCCGGTGTTAACCGCGCCTGCGAATTTGGCCGCCATGTCCTCACGAATGTCTTCGCGCTGCGCCTTGTTCAATATCTGGTCGGTGGAAAGCACCCCGCCCAACTTCATTCCATTGGCGAACATCTTGCTGGCCGATTCGTCAGCGGCCATCGCGGCACCGAACACATTGCGCCCCATAGCCAATGGGCTGAGCCCACACAGTGGATCCGTACCAAAACCACGGGTGTGCATCATTTGCTCGTCAAGCAATGTGTGTGACTTACCCAGGCTATCAATGAAGCGATACTCGATTTCACCGCTACTCAACCGCCGCGGGGGCGATACAGCTTGCGGCAAGATGAACTCCAGAGAGGAGAGCTCGGCCCCAGCCCAGTGCGGCTCGTTGAAACTGTTTCCGTTGAGCAGGAGACTCGCGACTACGCACTCCCAGAACTCAACCGGTGTCTGATCAGCATTCGGTTGCTGGCTGATAACGCGATGAACTGGATGGGTCGTAGCGACCATTGGCACGCCATTTTTATCTTCGTAAAGCGCGATCGGCAGCGTGGCCAACGTTTCAGCAATCAGTCGAACGCAGGCCCAAACCGTGGACAGTTGCAGCGCTGTTTGCTGGCTGACCGTCTTGCCGGAGGCTGAATCAGTACCGTAGAAGCCATTCCAAAAAGCTTTATCACCCAGGCCGATTCGCCGACCGACCCAGCCAGCGAGCGACGACTTGACCAAGCTTGGCTCTGCTGACTTGACCATAGCCTGACGCAGCACAGATTTGAGTGGTTTAGTCACCGGTCAGCCCCTTGCGAATGAAGCCAGCAACGCCAAGGAGCGACGCTGCGGCAGCAACAAGAGACCATCCGAGACCAGCCAAAACGAAGATGCCTGCAACGAACAGGCACAGCGCGGCCATGGCCGTCACGATAAAGAGGATCAGGCCTGTATCCATGGGTGAGTTATCCAACAATGATTG